TGCACAACTGAATATGGCAAAGCAACCACAAGTTGCTTGATATAAGAGGGGTGCTTGACACCTCTCTTTTTTTTAACTATAATTACTTAATCAGGATTGATACTATGGATAAAGAAAAACTCAAACTGATTGTAAAAAACCTTGAGTCTCTTGTAGAGTGTCTCAAGTCAGAACTTGATTCTGATGTGAGTCCATACAAGATGAACTACGAAGAAATTTCACAACACATTACTGACTACGACGAAGTATTTTATGACGATGAAAATGAATATGATAATCGATGAATTTGAGTTTATGAAACCAGAAGTAAAACTCATTAGTGTTACTCCAGATGCAGAGAAGCACATGGCATATTGTGCTCGGGTTTCTAATCCAACAAACCAGGAAAATAATAAGTTTGCTGGACTTCTTAAGTATTGTATTCAACATCAGCATTGGAGTATCTTTGAGCAAGCTTCAATGACTGTTGAGATTAACACTACTCGTGGTATTGCGGCTCAGATTTTACGTCATAGGTCATTTACATATCAAGAATTTTCGCAAAGATATGCAGATACAAATCTTCTAAACAAAACTATTCCTCTTCCTGAACTACGTCGTCAGGATGATAAGAATCGCCAGAACTCAATTGATGATATTCCTGACTATCTACGTCTGACTCTGACCGAAGACATCCGTGTTCATTTTGAGCACTCTCTGCGCCTCTACAACCGCCTTCTGGAGAAAGGAGTGGCAAAGGAGTGTGCAAGGTTTGTACTGCCTCTAGCAACGCCCACACGCCTCTATATGACCGGTTCTGTAAGGTCATGGGTGCATTATATCGATCTCCGTTCGGCTCATGGAACGCAGAAAGAACACATGGAGATTGCAGAACTGGTTCGTTGTATTTTTACCTGCCAGTTTCCTGCCGTATCTGAAGCACTTGGGTGGACTCGTGATGGATGCTCTGAGTGTGTAGATGCACCATCTATTACAATTGAATAAATATTCTCATATAAAATGGAGGAATAAATTTGGCGACATATCCTGTTGTTCATAAACAAACTGGCGAACAAAAAGAAGTAGTAATGAGTGTTCATGACTGGACTCAGTGGAAAAAAGATAATCCTGATTGGGATAGAGATTGGTCAGACCCATCAACATGCCCCTCATCTGGAGAAATTGGTGAGGTTTATGATAGACTGAAAAAATCTCATCCGGGATGGAACGATGTGCTACATCGGGCATCAAAAATGCCCGGATCAAAAGTAAAACCAATTTAATTTTTTATATGGCAAGAAAAAGAGCAAATGATCAACCGATTGGTGTTGGACTTACTGCTAAGCAAATGAAACGTAAGAAACCGATTGGTTTTGATTTAATGAGGGTCATTGAACCCCTCACTGACAATCAAAAACTTTTATATGATGCATATGAAAAGAATCAGCATATTGTTGCCTACGGTTGTGCTGGTACAGGTAAAACTTTTATTACTCTTTACAATGCTCTTCAAGATGTATTGGATGAAAGGTCTCCTTATGAAAAAATTTATATCGTAAGGTCTCTTGTTGCTACTCGTGAAATTGGTTTTCTTCCAGGAGACCACGAAGATAAATCTTCTCTTTACCAAATTCCTTATAAGAACATGGTAAAGTATATGTTTGAATTGCCCACAGATGCAGATTTTGAAATGCTCTATGGAAATCTCAAAACTCAGGGAACGATTAGTTTTTGGAGCACTTCTTTTATCCGAGGAACAACTCTAGATAATGCAATTATTATTGTAGATGAATTTCAAAACTTAAATTTCCACGAACTTGATAGTATCATTACTCGTGTTGGTGAAAATAGTAAGATTATGTTCTGTGGTGATGCTACCCAATCTGACTTAATTAAGTCAAATGAAAAAAATGGTATTGTTGATTTTATGAAAATTCTTCGTGTTATGCCATCTATTGATATTATTGAGTTTAGTGTTGATGATATTGTCCGTAGTGGATTTGTTAAAGAATATATCCTAGCAAAAATGGAAATTGGCGTATGACTTTTATTCATCATAATTTTTTAGGTGATATTGAATTAGAAAAGAAAGAAACAAACGGCACTCGCTTCTATCATCTTCCTGATGGACAGTGGGTGCCATCAATCACTTCAGTTACTTCATTTTATAATCGCCAAATCTTTATTGATTGGCGAAAGCGTGTAGGACTAGAAGAGGCAAATCGCATCACAAAAAAGGCAACAGCAAGAGGAACTGACTTTCACCAAGTTTGTCAGGATTACTTAGAAAACAAAGAACTTGTTTGGGATAATTATCAACTCCTAACAAAGCATATGTTTTTTCATGCTAAACCATATCTTGATAAGATAAATAATATTCATGCAATCGAAAGAACTCTTTACTCTGAGTACCTTGGGTTAGCGGGCAGAACTGATTGTATTGCAGAGTATGATGGAGAACTTGCAGTTATTGACTTCAAGACATCTGAAAAAATTAAACCTGAAGAATGGCTTGAAAATTACTTTGTCCAAGAAACATTTTATGCTGCTGCATATTATGAAATGACAGGGAAAGTTGTTAAAAAACTGATCACATTAATGGTGACTCCTGGGGGAGAAGTGAAAGTATTTGACAAAAGAAACAAAGACGATTATATTAAACTATTAGTTCGTTATATTAAAGAATTTGTACATCACAATACTAGGCCAGATGGAGAATGAATTAGAGAAAGCACTAGAAAACAAGTTCTTTTGTCCAACTCGCTTTGCTCATGAGATTGAGAATCTTGTTCAGGTTAATGTTGAAATGAATTATATTGATGCTATTATTCATTTCTGTGAGCAAAATAATATTGATTTGGAATCAGTTCCCAAACTCATTCCAAAACCTTTGAAAGAAAAGATTAAATACGAGGCGATGGAATTGAACTTTTTAAAGAAGACTTCCCGTGCAAAATTAGTTTTTTAATCCATTTTTGGGGGTAAAAAATCCCGGCAAAAAAAATCGCTATATTACTTTTTTTAAATGATTACTGTGGTCCCTTTTGATGCTTATAAATGCTATCTGTCTTTGAAGAATCACTTCACCAAAGATAGTTATGATTATTTTAAATACTGTGGCAAAAGTAGAGCAACAGTTCAATCTTTTTATAAACGCAAAGATCGAATGTGGTTCGAAAAAATTGCAAGACAAAAATCTGACCAAGAAGTAATTGATTTTTTTGTTGCAAACTTTGTATCTTGCCCTGATCCAGAAACACTTTGGATTGGTGAAATGATGAAGGAGGGGGAAGGTAGATATAAAGATTGGCAAAGGAAAATTCAATCGTTATCATATATTTTTAAAGAAGAAAGTCAATCTTTGTTCGAAGAAAATAAATTTGAGGATGTCTTTAAGTGCTCAAAAGGACATCCGATTCTTTTGAAAAAATTTCTGAGTGGAAAAATTAGTCTGGAAACTATGGTTGTTTATGATAAAATATTCATGTATGGGAATAAGTTTGATAAAAAACTTCAAGACCCGGTGTGGAAAACCGTTAGTCGTAGGATTAGAAAATACAATTCATTTCTAAATATTGATGTACTTGGTTTTCGTAAAATCTTGAAAAAAATTATTTTGGAGGAACAATGAGTTTCTTTAGTTCTGAAGTCGTCCGTGCAGAAATGGCAGAAATTGCAGAACTTCAAGAGCAAATCTATGGAAATATTTTTAAGTTTCCAACGATGAGTAAAGAAGAAAAAATTGAACATGTTGAAGTTCTTGAAACTCTTTTAGATAAACAAAAAGTTCTTTATACAAGAATGAGTTTATCTGATGACCCTGAAGCAAAGGAAATGAAAGAACGAATTGTCAATTCTGCAATTATGATGGGTATGCCATCTGGTACTGACATGAATATTATTCTCAATAACATGTCTAAAATGCTTGAGATGATGAAACATCAGATTGACAAAACAGGTTCCGACCTGTAGAATAACGAGGTACACAAAAGCCAAATCCTACTAATACGGAGAAATCTAATGTCTTTCGAAAATCTCAAAAAACAATCTAAACTGGGTTCTCTCACTTCTAAATTGGTAAAAGAAGTTGAGAAGATGAGTACAACTTCTGGAGGTGCTGATGATCGTCTTTGGAAACCAGAAATGGATAAAACTGGTAACGGTTTCGCAGTAATCCGTTTCCTTCCTGCCCCTGAGGGTGAAGAACTTCCCTGGGCAAAAATGTACTCCCATGCTTTCCAAGGTCCTGGTGGTTGGTACATTGAAAATTCTTTGACTACTATTGGTCAGAAAGATCCTCTTGGTGAACATAATCGTGAACTGTGGAATAGTGGTTCAGAAACAAATAAAGAAACTGTTCGTAAGCAGAAGCGTAAACTGTCTTACTACAGCAATATCTACGTTGTAAAAGATCCCGTAAATCCTTCTAACGAAGGTAAAGTCTTCCTCTTCAAGTATGGTAAGAAGATCTTTGATAAGATTATGGAAGCAATGCAACCTGAGTTTGAAGATGAAACTCCCATCAATCCCTTTGACTTCTGGCAGGGTGCAAACTTCAAACTCAAAATCGTAAAGAAAGATGGGTATTGGAACTATGACAAATCTGAATTTGGTTCTATTGAACCACTACTGGATGATGACGATGCTCTGGAAGCACTTTGGAAAAAAGAGTATTCTCTGACTGCTCTTACTGCTTCCGACCAATTCAAGTCTTATGAAGAACTTGAGCGTCGTATGAATATGGTTCTTGGTCTGAAGAATGCTTCTCCTACTCGTTCTCGTGCAGTAGTTGAGCAAGAAGATGAACTTGAAGAGTTTGTGCAAACTCCCACCGTTCAAGAGCGTGTAGTGGAAGAACTTGAACAGTCTTATTCTCGTTCTAAGTCTCCTTCACTTCCTAAGATTACTTCAGAGGATGAAGATGAGGATGATGCTCTTTCTTATTTTCAGCGTCTTGCTGAAGATTGATCATTCATAAAGTCTGATATTATCACCTTTCTTAAGGGTCTCGCTAACATATTGCGAAGACCCTTTTTTATATGCCATAATTTCTTTCATATCATTTAATACAATATTCAGGTATGTTGGTTTCAGTATAAAAATGTTTCTCTTATCCTCCTCAAGTTTTGTTTCATATTCATAGTTTGTGACTGGAATTGCTATATTTGTTAGAGTTTCTGTTGAATCAATATAGAAATCAAAATAAGAAACAGAATAGTCTGACTGAACTTGTAGTCCTGCAGGAACAATTGTTATCCCTTGACTATTTTTTATTTCTGGAGTTTCGTAGTGATGTACTCCATTATAAAGAGTGTTATAGTCACCATATTTCTTGAGAAGAAATTCATCAAAATCATTTGCATTTAAAGGCCATTCTGTTTGAACATTGACAACATTATTAGAAATAAGAACTAACCAATCTAATGAAGAGTCTTGATATACCTTAAATGCAACATTATCTGGTCTATCCTCACCTTCAATTTTATATTTTGTAAAAAATGATAAGTTTTGGAAAATATCTTCTCTTAATTTTCCTCTTTTAAATAAATTCTTGACTCTAGCATAATCTCCTATCTGAGCATCTGGTATTCTGCTGACGTAATCTAAGTCTGGAACTTGGCGAAAATAACCTGGCATTTTAGAAACCTATGCTATTGATTTTGTCTGGG